ATCTGTTCAAGTGGTTGGAGGGTTTACAAGATTGTTAAAAGCCTGGCTCAAGGACAACCCAAAAGTTAAAACTGTTGTTTCATTCTCTGACAAGAGTATGTTTACAGGGCGAACCTATGAGGCAGCAGGTTTCACAAGAGATGCCGAACTTCCCCCAGATTATAGATATAAGGAGTACAACAAGAACACCCTGTACCACAAGTCAAATTACCAAAAATCTAAACTGCGAAAACGCTTCGGAGATACTGCCTGTGAGGGCAAAACCGAAAGGGAAATCACTGAATCCCAGCAGATTTTCCGAGTGTATGATTGCGGTAAAACAAGGTGGTTATTGGAGGTCAAACAAGACTAAAGCCTTTATAATCACTACTTCAGATTTCATTCCCCACACCTCCTACATAGGAGGTTTATGAACCTTAGAGAGACATTACATGAACACATCTTTACCTACCACTCTGCCCACTCCTCTGCAATCTTATATTCACAAGTCTCGTTACGCCCGCTGGCTGGATAGTGAACAACGCCGAGAAAATTGGTCAGAGACTGTAGACCGTTATGTTGATTTCTTTGTTGGTCGTTTTCCTGACAAATATCCAGCGGCTCGTGTTAAGTCCGCTATCCAATCTTTGCAGTGTATGCCCTCCATGCGAGCCTTAATGGCCGCAGGCCCAGCACTTGACCGCGATGAAATGGCGGGCTTCAATTGTAGCTTCATTGCAGTTGATAACATTCGTGCATTTGATGAGATTCTTTATATTCTTATGTGTGGTACAGGTGTTGGTTTCAGTGTTGAGCGTCAAAGCATTACTCAGCTACCTGAAATTGCATCGGTATTCAAAGATGATGCAGAAGTTATTGTTGTAGAGGACAGCAAAATTGGTTGGGCTACTGCTTTTCAAGAGTTAGTGGCTATGTTGTATGTTGGCAGAGTCCCCAAATGGGATGTATCTAAGGTTCGCCCCGCAGGTGAGAAGTTGAAGGTGTTTGGCGGTCGAGCATCAGGGCCTAACCCACTTGTTGATTTGTTTAAATTCTCCGTTGCTCTGTTTAAAGGGGCTGCTGGGCGTAAGCTTACTTCAGTAGAGTGTCATGACCTAGTGTGTAGGATTGCTGACATTGTTGTCGTTGGAGGTGTTCGTCGTTCAGCTTTGATTTCTCTTTCTAACCTGTCAGATGACCGTATGCGTGGAGCGAAGTCTGGTAACTGGTGGGAGACAGAACCACAACGAGCGCTTGCTAACAACTCAGCGGTCTATACAGAACGTCCTGAGATGCAAATTTTCCTGAAAGAGTGGCAAGCTCTGATTTAGTCTAAGTCTGGTGAGCGAGGTATTTTTAACCGTGCCTCTGCCAAGCGTAAAGCATCTGAAACAGGGCGGCGTAACCCTTCTTTTGAGTTTGGTCTAAACCCCTGCTCCGAAATTCTATTAAGAAGTGCTGGTTTATGTAACCTTACCGAGGTGATTTTACGTGCTGGCGACACCTTCACAACCATTAAAGAGAAAGTAGAGTTAGCTGTCATTATGGGCACATTCCAATCTACTTTGAGTAACTTCCGATATGTTCGTGATATTTGGAAGAAAAACCAAGAGGAAGAGCGTTTGTTGGGTGTATCAATGACGGGTATCATGGACCATGAAGTATTATCGGTTGCTAGTCCAGAGGCTGAAACATGGTTGTCTGAGTTGCGAGCACATGCTATTGAAGTGAATAAGGTGTGGGCAGAGAAGTTGGGTATTAATCAATCTGTAGCTATTACTACTGTGAAACCTTCAGGTACTGTTTCACAATTAGTTGATTCCGCTTCTGGTATCCATCCTCGCTATAGTCAGCACTATATTCGCACAGTTCGAGCAGACAAGAAAGACCCACTTGCTCAGTTTATGAGGGCTGAAGGTTTCCCTGTTGAAGATTGTGTACTGAAAGGCGATACCACAGATGTTTTCAGTTTTCCTGTAGCAGGCCCTGAGAAGGCAGTATTCCGAAATGACATGACCGCTATCCAGCAGTTGAACCATTATTTGATGTTTGCTACCTACTGGTGTGAACACAACCCATCAATTACGGTTTATGTTCGTGACCATGAATGGCTTGCTGTTGGTGATTGGGTTTACCAAAATTTTGATAAGATTGGAGGGGTAAGTTTCCTGCCTTTCAGTGACCATGTATACCAGCAAGCTCCTTATCAAGAAGTAACTGAAGCTGAATTCAATGAACTAAAAGCTAAAATGCCAGAGTTCGATTGGAAAGGCTTGGAGAAATTTGAAACTGAAGACCGAACAGAAAATACACAAACACTTGCCTGTACAGCAGGAGTCTGTGAAATGATTTAACAAGAAGGAGGGAAACCTCCTTTTTGTTTGTCTAAACATTTTTCACATAGGGTTTGCAACATCTAAATATACATGGCACAATACGCTAATTGAATATTTAGATACTGGCATGGGGCTTTTACATTCTGCTAAACAATTCTTCTCTCACTTCCAGGCAGCGGCTGGAAGGCTTCCGCCTGCGCCATTACCTAAAGCTCCTAATAAACAACGGTCTGTTGATAGCTTTAAGCGACAAATAGCTAAGTCACAGTCAGCTTTACCCAGAGAAGATAAAAACCTTGCTTCTACGGATATTACGACCTTCCGTAATGGGGTTAGTGATACCCGCAGGATTATTAAGGACCTTGCCTACGCTAACCCTGATTTAGCTGCTACAGTTAATAGTTATTTACGAGTAGCTATTCCAGATACGTTTACCATTGTATCTAGGGATATGGATGGCACAATAAATGTTGAGGGAACACAAGTAGCCCAAGAACTGATTCGCCGTTTGACTTTCTTAGGGGATGTGGCATTAGGCTACAACCCCTATTCAGACCTAGGTAGTATTTCAGAGTCCCTGGCTATTGAGGGGTTGTTGTACGGAAGTATGGCAGCAGAGTTAGTGTTGGATACTCAACGACTTCCGACATACATACAGCCAATTTCGACGACAACCCTCAAGTTTAAGGAAGACTCGAAAGCTGGAGTTTATCCGTTTCAGGATATTGGCGGTGAAGAGATAAACCTAGACATCCCCACATTCTTCTACCTTGCTATAGACCAGAACCTGCTGAGTGTATATAGCAACGGTTTTCTGGATTCGGCTATACAGGCAGTTCTTGCGGATTCCAAATTCCTAAACGATGTTCGTAATAGCTTACAACGAGCTTTACAGCCTCGTTTAGTGGCTACTATTATTGAGGATAAAGTAAAGGCATCCACCCCACCTGAGATTCTCAACGACCCAGACAAACTTGCTGAGTTTTATACTGGACTCATCACAGGGCTGACAGACCTATTACAGAATCTGGAACCAGAAGATGCACTTATCTCTTTGGATTCTGTTAAGTTTGGAACATTAGAGAATAGCGGGCAAGGTTCTAAAGGGTCTGCTGAGACTTTAAGCATTATTCAGCAATTATTAAATAGTAAGTTAGCTGCTGGTGCTAAAACAATGCCTGCTATTTTAGGTAGGGATGCCAGCGGTACAGCAGCTACAGCCAGTAGTCTGTTATTCTTAAAGTCTGCCAACATATTAAGAACAAAACTCAATACCATGTACAGCCGTATCCTAACTCAAGGTTTGCGGTTAATGGGTTATGATGTTTATGTAGAGTTCAACTATGCCGAGATAGACCTCCGCCCAAAGACAGAGCTTGAAGCATACAAAGCGATGGAGATGTCTCGCGTAACTAAACTTTTGTCTCTAGGGTTTATTACGGATGAAGAGGCATGTATTAGATTAACAGGGAATCTACCTCCTGTAGGACATAAGCCTTTAATGGGCACTATGTTTGATAGCGGTGGTATACCTATAGTTGAGAACCCGACAAGTCAAACCGCTACAATGGGTAAAGATAAACCAACACAACCAAAACACACGAAAGCAACATTACGCACAATGGATAAAATTATCGGCGGCACAGAAGCAGGCTTGACGGTTGCAACTGGTGTAGTCGGCGGTGTGATTGGTCAGGCTGCTGGTGCTTTTCATGGCATCGCCGAATCTGTCGTTGATGGCACATTTGGCACACAGAAAGGCGTACAGAATGC